CCTATGCAGTTTGTNCNAATGGTGCAATGTATAGGAAGGATGTTCGTGGATTNCTTCCAGAACTAATGGAAAAAATGTACACTGATCGTGTCATTTATAAAAAGAAAATGCTTGAGGCAAAGCAACAGTATGAGAAAACTCCTACTGTTCAATTGATGAAAGAAATCTCCAGATGTAATAATATTCAGATGGCAAAAAAGATTTCTCTCAACTCTGCTTATGGTGCTGTTGGTAATGAATATTTTAGGTATTTTCGTATTGAAAATGCTGAAGCAGTAACCCTTTCTGGACAACTATCTATTAGATGGATTGAAGGTAAGGTGAATGCTTACATGAATAAAGTTCTTAAGACAAATGATGTTGACTATGTTATTGCTTCAGATACTGATTCTATCTACCTTAATATGGGTCCTTTGGTGGAGACTGTATACAAGGGAAGAGAAAAAACTACTGAGAGCGTTGTTACGTTCCTTGATAAGATCTGTAAGGTGGAATTTGAAAAGTATATTGAAAGTTCTTATCAAGAATTGGCAGAGTATGTGAATGCATATGATCAGAAGATGCAAATGAAGAGGGAGAACATTGCAGAAAGGGGTATTTGGACTGCTAAGAAAAGATACATTCTTAATGTTTGGGACTCTGAAGGTGTTAGATATTCTGAACCTAAACTCAAGATCATGGGACTTGAGGCAGTTAAATCTTCTACTCCTGCACCTTGTAGGACCATGATTAAAGAAGCATTCAAAATCATCATGACAAAGACTGAAGATGATATGATTGAGTTCATTGATAATAGTAGAAAAAAATTCTACAGTCTTCCTCCAGAAGATATATCCTTCCCAAGAACTGCTAATAATATTAGTAAATATAAGTCTTCTAATTCAATTTATGAGAAAGGAACTCCCATTCACATCAGAGGAGTTTTGTTGTATAATTACTATATTAGAAAAAATAAACTGGACAATAAGTATCCAGTAATTAATAATGGAGAAAAGATTAAATTTTGTTATTTGAAAAAAGCAAATCCAATACATGAGAATGTAATCTCCTTTATTCAACAATTCCCAAAAGAATTAAATATCACAAAGTATGTGGATTATGAACTTCAATTTGATAAAAGTTTTCTTGATCCACTAAAGACTATCCTCCAGTGTATTGATTGGAGAACAGAAAAAACAAATACCCTAGAATCCTTTTTTATATAACTATTATGGACTTCCTAAAAGACATTGTAAAAGAAATTGGTGGAGAATATACTCAACTTGCAGCAGACATTGAAGAGTCTGAAACTTATGTGGACACGGGTTCGTACATATTTAATGCTCTTGTATCTGGGAGTATCTTTGGTGGCGTATCTGGTAACAAGATTACTGCAATCGCAGGTGAAAGTTCTACAGGAAAAACTTTCTTTAGTTTGGCTGTGGTCAAGAATTTTCTTGATAATAATCCTACTGGATACTGTCTGTACTTTGACACTGAAGCTGCAATCACCAGATCCTTACTGGAGAGCAGAGGCATTGACACAACTAGATTGGTTGTTGTCAATGTGGTCACAGTTGAAGAATTTCGTGGTAAGGCACTAAAGGCAGTTGATCTTTATCTGAAGAAACCAGAAGCAGAACGTAGTCCTTGTATGTTTGTGCTAGACTCTTTGGGTATGCTTTCAACCAGTAAGGAGATTAATGATGCTCTAAATGATAAGGAAGTTAGGGACATGACCAAATCCCAACTTATTAAAGGTGCATTCAGAATGCTTACCTTGAAATTGGGTCAAGCAAACATTCCAATGATTGTGACCAACCATACCTATGATGTTATTGGTGCCTATGTTCCTACCAAGGAAATGGGTGGTGGTAGTGGTCTTAAGTATGCTGCTTCTACAATCATTCATCTCTCAAAGAAAAAGGAGAAAGATGGAACAGAAGTCATTGGTAACATTATTAAATGTAAGACTGCCAAATCACGTTTAAGTAAAGAGAATCAAGATGTTGAAGTACGTCTCTATTATGATGAAAGGGGACTGGACAAATATTATGGTTTGCTTGAACTTGGTGAGATTGGAGAACTTTGGAAGAACGTAGCAGGTAGGTATGAAATGGATGGAAAGAAAATCTATGCAAAACAAATCCTTGCAGATCCAGAAAAGTACTTTACTCCAGAAGTAATGCAGGCATTGGATGAAATTGCCAAGAAGGAATTTAGTTATGGTGTATGAACAATATTCGTATTATAAAAACTGGAATTGATGTATCTAAGATACTAAAACAATTAGAGCAATATCCAGAAGATTGGGGTTCTCAAAAACAAGTAAAGGACACTCAACAAGTAGATCCAAACAAATATAAAACTACTGTTGATGTTCTTCAACTTGTTATAGGAGCAGTTAATAATCCAGGTGAAATGGCATTTGATTCTGAACTTTGTGTTAAGACTCCTGCTTATGAAAAGCACACAGAAGTTTTTAAAATCTTAAACAAGTATTTTAAAAAGTATCGTAGGTGTGCTTTTCTTTCTTTGCCAGTTGGTCAAGAAGTAGGAAAACATATTGATGAAGGAACTTATTACCTTACAAAAGACAGATACCACCTTTCCATTTGGGGAAAATACGAGTATACTGTAGGGGATGAATCCATAGTGGTTGAACCTGGGACACTCTTTTGGTTTAATAATAAACTGCCACATAGGGCAGTTAACATTGGAGATGAGGTAAGAATTACTTTTGTATTTGATGTCCCTCACCATAAAAATAACCCTTAGCAATTTAATTGATGGAGAAAGTAGAAACTACAATTCTTAGAAATTTACTTTTTAATAATGATTATTGTAGGAAAGTTTTGCCTTTCCTTAAAACTGAATACTTTGAAAATATCCATGAAAGAGTAGTTTTTGAAGAGATTTGTAAGTTCATAATTTCTTATGATGATCTTGCTACTAAAGAAGTTCTTTTGATTGAAACTGAAAAAAGAGTTGACATCAGAGAAGATACTTACAAGACTATTTGTGACTATATTGTATCTCTTGATGATTCTCCTGCAGATAACAAGTGGCTTACTGATACCACTGAGAAGTGGTGTAGGGATAGGGCAATTTATCTTGCTCTTATGGAAAGCATTAAGATTGCTGATGGTCAGGACGAAAAGAAATCTAGAGATGCTATTCCATCAATTCTTCAGCAAGCACTTGCTGTAAGTTTTGATAATCATATTGGACATGACTACTTAAATGACTATGAAGAAAGATACAATGCCTATCACAGAAAAGAAGACAAGATCCCGTTTGACCTTGAATATTTCAACAAGATTACAAAGGGAGGTCTCCCTTCTAAAACTCTCAATATCGCACTTGCTGGTACTGGGGTCGGGAAGTCTTTATTCATGTGCCATGTGGCTAGCTCCGTCTTGCTCCAGGGGAGGAACGTATTGTACATTACGCTTGAGATGGCAGAGGAGCGCATTGCGGAAAGGATTGACTCTAACCTCTTGAATGTAAACATCAAAGATATTATTGAACTTCCTAAAAATATGTTTGAAAGTAAAGTAAATAGCATTGCTAAGAAGACACAAGGAACTCTTATTATTAAAGAGTATCCTACTGCTTCTGCACATGCTGGACACTTTAGGTCACTTCTTAATGAATTATCTCTTAAGAAATCATTTAGACCTGATATTATTTTCATTGACTACCTTAATATTTGTGCTTCCTCTAGGCATAAGGCAAATAGTTCTATCAATTCTTACTCATATATCAAGTCAATTGCTGAAGAACTCAGAGGACTTGCAGTTGAAACTAATGTTCCCATTGTCTCTGCTACCCAGACTACCCGCAGTGGTTATGGCAACTCTGATGTTGAACTTACTGATACTAGTGAGTCCTTTGGTCTCCCTGCTACTGCTGATCTTATGTTTGCCCTTATTAGTACTGAAGAGTTGGAACAACTTGGGCAGATCATGGTAAAACAATTGAAGAACAGATACAATGACCCTACCATCAATAAGAGATTCGTTGTTGGTATTGATAGGGCAAAGATGCGACTCTATGATTGTGAACAGAAGGCACAAGATGACATTGTTGACTCTGGACAAGAAGAGGAGTATACTAATAATGAATCAAAACAAAGTAAATTTTCTGGATTTAAATTTAATGACTGACAAAGTAGATTTTAATAAGTATGAAGAATTTGTTGATGCTGTTACTTCTGATGCTTCAAGAGACTTTGTATCATTCTCAGATCGTATTGTTGAATTGGACCTTAAAGGTGCTAACATTGAGCGCCTCCTGACTGCTGGTGTTGGCATCAATGCTGAGGGTGGTGAGTTCCTTGAAATTGTAAAGAAAATGATCTTCCAAGGTAAACCCTGGAGTGCAGATAACAAAGATCACCTAATCACTGAACTTGGAGATTTGATGTGGTATGTTATGCAAGCATGTATTGCTCTTCAGGTTCCTATTGATTATGTGATTGGTAGGAATGTTGAGAAACTTGAGA